CCTCTATGTTTTAGGTATACTTTGTTAAATTGATTAAATATACCATGAATACACTAAACCTAACCGAAACTATAGAGGTTCGCGGCCATACCTAGGCAAAGTCATACCATATATCACATATATACACTAAACCTAACCGAAACTATAGAGGTTCGCGGCCATACCTAGGCAAAGTCATACCATATATCACATATATACACTAAACCTAACCGAAATCAAAGAAAAGATATTTATCATTATTGAATAATCATAAAAAAAATTATTTTTAAAAATATTGAACAAAGTCGATGAGGGAGTTTGTATAAAATAAAAAAGTTTTTTGTTTTGAGTTTTATAAATTGTGGTAAGTACAGTGTATATGGGTTTTATTTCATGTCTATATTCAGTAAATGTTGTGTTTTTTATTCAGACTTGATCTCTTCTTCGTCAAGCATTTTACGTAACTTTTCCTCTATAGATATATCACCATCATCCTGAGATTCCTCAAACTCTGAATCAGGCATATCAGGATCAAATATATCACCGTGGGTTTCACATAGTTCACACGTTTCAGTTGGTAATTCACCAGGTTTGTGATTGTGTAAGGGAACCTCCTTCTTTTTCTTCTTTAGAATTGGACGTTTCTTTTTTGGTTCAACGGGTGGTTTGTTGTTCATTTTCGTATGTAATGTACAATACGTTTCACCGGGTACACATGGTTTCGTACACTTGTGTCCCTTAGCCGTCATTGCCGAACACTCGATTTTAGGTTCTTTAGGAACTTTACTCGATTTCTTCGTGATTGGTTTTGGTTTTTCCAAGTGTTCGATCTTATCACGTAAAAGTGTATTTGTTTCGATAACCGAATCCATCTTTTCACGAAGACATTTATTCTCTTCTTCGATTTTTGTAACCTTTTCAACAAGTGTTTGTAATAACTTATTGTTGGAAAGGACGCTGTTGTTTATTTTGTCAATGTGGTCGTTCGAATCACGAATGAGACCGGTAAGAATATTTTCAATAGAATCCGACATTTTGGTTTTTATATTTTTAGACTATTTTTATTTCACTTAGGTTTTGTTTATTTATTGTGTACACCCAGACTCTAAAGTTTTTCCGTTCACACACCCAACGAAGTGATTAGTAGGAGATTCCACCCCTTTTAATTCTGTTGCCGCAGCACCCTTTTTATACCCAAAACATGTATTTGAAAAATTATTTCGCTGATTAGCCCCCCTAACACCCCAAACCTCAAACCCTTTCGCCTTAACGGCATCTTTACACCCCTTCCAACCAACACTCTTAGTCGTATCGAACTCGTTTGAATAATACTTCACGTTTGGATCGGGATAATACCCTTTTTTCGAATTTACAGGTTGTGTTGTATCACACGTTGCATCTCTACCTTCGCTAATACCGTGATTAAAATAGTGATCTCTAAGATTTACCGACTTATCACCGAAAGCTGCTTTTAAATCACTATATCGATCTGCATAACAATTGGTATCGATTTTCTTTTGGTAATATTGGTCACCAACCCAGTTAGTTCCACCATTCTCTTTAGTATTAGACCATCTATCGGCATTTTTTTTATTATTAGATGCCACTCCTAAAATACGCGCATCGTACCCTTTCACCCAACAGTTATTATTTGTGTAATTATGTGTAAATCCGGCACAATATAAATTCTTATCACATTCATCCGCACATAGTCCAAAGCTCGAACCGTGGTGTGTACCTATAGAGAACCCCCACAAGTCCCCTGCGTGTGTTTTATGATAATTAGAATAAGTTCCAAAAAATTGATTTACAGAACTCATAACTTCCGTACCTTCCTTAGATATAACGTGTAACCCACCAAAATCCGAAACCATAAATGTAAATGGTGGTTTTAATCCTTGTTTTGTAGAAAATTTGTCTCCACCAGAAGCCTTAATAATAGTAGCAGCATCTTTTTTAAATTCAAGATTACCGTTCGTACTCAGTGTTAAATTGAAACTCCCATTCGAACTTGTATATGCGGAAACGGTGTTTTTCGAATCATTTTCTTTATACACGACAAAGTTTCCGTCACCTTTTTGATACACGGCTCGCCATTCACCGTTTGGTGATTTCCATAATTTGTCAGATGGGGTTAATGCTTTATCACCACTACGCATGATTGTATTTGCACCCATCAAATCACACTGTGCAAACCTAAAATCGTCTTTGTCAAGATTACCCACTGGTTTCCACGCTTGTTTATTATGTACCCAAACATGACCGTCGGTGTTTGTAAGCATTTTTTTATTTTTATATTTTACTAATTTGAACGTATCTTTACCGCCAAATTTAAGAAACGTACCGTCATCAAATTTAAATTTAATAGTACCATTACTATTTTGATTCACGTTAAACCATTGACCTGGTGCGTGCGAAATTTGGTAATACGTTTTCTTTACAGATTTTGTAAGTTTAAACGTTTCACTACTGATGGCAACTTTAACGTCAAGATCACCGAATGGTCCCGCGAGTGTATAACTGAAATCATCCTCGGAAATATCAAGTTCCGCGGTTGCCAATAAATTATCTGGTTTGACTTCGTTATAATACGCTTTAATTATGTTTGTACCTTTAACATCGACGCCTGCTGTAACGTCCGCACCTTTAAATGTAACGGAACCGGTACCGTAATCGGATAACGCAGATTCTTCTGTAACTTCCTGGTCGGCTTGGATTTTTGTATCACCAACGTATCGTGTAAATATAAGTTTGCTTACAGAGTCAAACCCACTACCGTTTGTCCATGATAATGTAAGATCGATAAATTTACTTGAATCGTCCCCTTCCGCATATTCTACCGCGTACCCTTCCTGGGTACCATTATCTTCACCATCCTGTGGGTTGATTGTTTTCTTAGCATTTGCGTCGAATGTAAGTTCGGGTTTGTCTGGTGTTTCTCCATCGCCACTTTTTTTAGTATTAAAGTAAACGGCCAAAGATATACCGACAATGATTACAACTAATAAAGCAAATAGTCCGAGTATAGCAACTGATTTTGCCATCTCGGTGTTTCTTTTATTAGTGGTGTATATTTTTTTTGATTTTTATTATTTTACCATATATCCACTAAAATTGTGTGTAGCTGAATTCATATCTGGTCCCTGAAACCATACTTTCAGTTCATCACCACCACCTTTTTCACCAAAGTATATTGCAATAGGGTATTTTTTACCTGCCGTTAAATTGATTGATTTGGCTGGTATCACACCCGCTCGCATGGATGCGTGATTTTTCCAACCTTTCACTATAAATCTCACTTTACGTCCAACAACTGGTTTGCCGAAGGTGTAAGACTGACGAGTGTCTTTACTCGAAGTGTATTTAAGCGTCGATGTCATCGTTTTACCATCAATCGATACAACGAACGAAGTCACTCGTTGGTCATGATCTGTTCTTCCTTGAACGACGACACCGGCTATTAAATTATCTGCACCCATGTCAATTTCCATCCACTGATCGACTACGTTATGAGCTGCCGACCAAGCTTGAACACTGTCGAGCATCGAACGGGCGTGTCCCACTCCTGGAGATTGGTTCGAGTAGACCGTTGAATAATTTCTGGAACTCTCTGGTGGATTAAGTTCATTCTTCGGTGCTTTTACCATACCATGAAAACCACCATTATCAACAACCACGACATTATCTATAGTTAAATAACTCATATCATCAGATTCTGTCCAGAATTTATGGCTACCCGTCTTTTTAGGTACGAAATAACCTTCCCACTTAACGGCATAGTTATCTTCATTACCATCGTTTCGTAAATGTCCACCCGTCGCCTTATGTTTACTACTAAAATCGGTAACATTCTCACCTTGTTTCGTAGGAGTTTTACCGCTAAATGAATTTATACCCGAAAAGTACGAACCTTTGTAATAGTACCATTTAAATCCACCCGTCAAATCCATCGCTTCAGGTTTAGGTATATCAATTTCTTCAAGATTACTCGTATCTAATGACATTCCAAAATCGTCTCGTGTAAAAGTTACGGTTTTCGTATACAATTTATTACTGTCTTTAGTTTCGTTATAGTATAACTCGAGTGTATTATCGCCTATAATCTTTTCATCGAACTCTTTTTTATCTACTATGTTCATGGTCACATCCGTAAAGTCTTTAAGGTTACCCGTATCACTATTTTCGTACGAGTGAATTACACTCCCTGAAGAATCTTTCAGGGTAACGATCCATTTCGTAACAATCCCTTCGATACTCGATTTATTCGCCCACGAAAGTTTAAGACCCTCGAGTGTATACTCTTCACTCTTACCGGGTCTTATACTATAAATCAAAAATATGATAAATAGAATGATAGCTAATACGAGTATCATTTTATATATCACGAGATATTATTTTTAAATTAGTTTAAGCTTCTTTCATTTCAATTTCTGGTCCGACGAAACTCGCATTTGAATTCGAGCTTTTAGATCTACTGACCATTACACCTATGAAGATGGCCACAAAGAGGGCGAGTACTGATAACATTCCAATTCCTTGGTAATCCATTTTTTTTATATATTATAGTAATATATAAAAAATGCGGCCGTTTACCACCGTCCTGTTGGAAGCACTCTTCATTGGTCTCATGTTACAAGTTTTGGTCCTGGGTATTACAAAATATATCTATAAAGGTACCGGTGTTCTAATTATTTCGGGGGCGTTAATACACTTATTGTTTGAGTACTCACCTTTCGGTAACATTAACGAAAAGTGGTGTAAAATGATATTTAATTAAAAGTTTATAAGTTCGTCTATTATAGCTGTTTTATCGTATTCGAGTTCTTTTAACGTTTCTGATATTTCTTCGTGTTGTCTATCGATATCATCGTTATAATCTTCAAGGTAATCTTTGAAGAACATACGCACATTACCAACATCGTGTCCTGAATCTAAAAGTGAACCAACCGTATATCGAGGTAATCGAATACCGAGTTCCCGTGCGCGTCGTTTCACAGCTTCTTGGCGAACAAAGTTCGTCACGTTTCTTCTATGTTTTAGTTTTTCCACTTTTTTTAACGTTTCATGGATTAGTCTATTTACCTCCATAAGTTCATCTTCGAGTTCGTAATCACGTAACTGTTCCGGAACAGGTGGTGGTGTTCGTATCGCCGGTAAATCCACGTGTATAAAATCCCCTTCGTCTCTATATGGTGGTGGAACCGTATCGTATATCGTAAGATCGTCAAGATTATCACCAAATGGTGGGAGACGAGGAATCGGGGAAAATGGTATAGGTATATCAACACGACGAACCCTGAATTCTTCTTCTTCACTTTCAGAATCGGTTTCGTATTTAATATACTCGTGAATCTTTTTGATCGAATCACACATTTTAAGATAATCGCCTTCAGAAATTATCTTAGAATTGAGGTCGAGCGTTTGCATTAACGATGTAAGAGCGTCCATTTTTAATATATTAATTTTTTATTTGTTTCATTACAACTTAGGTTTGTTATTTTTTTTAAAAGTAAAAGGGCTTCTACGGCTTCACCAATTTCACGGTGTTTCACACAAAACCCGTTTTTTCCTTGGCGACAGAGACAGTTTTCGTGTACACAATTTGGACGCATTTTTTTGATTATTTTTTATAATCTCGTACTTAGGTTCTTATTTCACCTTCTTCGAGTTCAGATTCAGATTCCGAATTGTATTCACTCTCATTATCCAAATCGTCGATGTTTTCCGGTAAATGATCGTATAATCTTTCACAATCGATTTTGTAATTAATTTCATAATCATCAAGGAAATCATGTAAAGAAATTCTATCGTTAACACCGTATTGTTCATCTAAATACCATTTCCAAAACGGGAGGTTCTTTTTCGTGATTTTACTCGGGAAAAGTTCGACGGTAAATTCTTCGTCACCTTTACACCCACACTGTTTAAGAATGTCTTTTTCACTTTCGAGGTACATATCAAAAAAGTGTTCCAAAATACCAATATCGTTAGGTTCATAATAAAATTCAATAAATTGGGCTTGACCGTACGATGTTTCTAATTTTCTATTAGAAATACCAATATACGCAATATACTTATACGTACTTTTAGGAATAAGGTGTGTAGGGTACCCAAAATCAGCGCGTAAACCGTATACTTTACATTTTTCACCGGCTAATTCAGAAAAGAGTTCATTAACATCGAAAAGTTCAACAATCGTGGTACAGTTTTTAAGGAGTTCGTAAGTAAGGCTCATCGTATTATATTACACATTAGTTGCTAAGTTTTAAGTCCATATTTTCAGGGAACGAGTTATAGAGTTCCGTCCAGTCAACACTTCCGTGAAGGTTATTTTTTTCAACAAACTGTAATAAAGTTTTTTGACAGTTAAATTCTTTTTTAAAGTAATTCATCCAGAACTCGACCCATTCTTCCGGGACGTGTCGCGGTACAACCATGGTATTCAATGTATCGTTTGCCAGTATTTGGATTACTGGTTCAATAATACCAATTCGAGTACCATCTTCGTATTTCTCTTCATACATAAAGTCCACTAAGTGAAGTTTATCGTTAAATGTAGATACACCCACATAAGCAACGTAATTAAGTTCTTTTTTGAACTTTATTAAATCCTGGGGAAAGTTTGATCTCAGTCTCACCCCATACACTTTAGAAGGTGTACCAGTTGAAAATTGATCGGTTCGGAAACTCGAAAGAACACCGTCAAGTTTTTCATCTCTTTCAAGAGAGACAGCTTGTTTTGTAAGTTGGTAAATGAGAGACATTTTTTTATAGTATACTTATTATAATTGATCTATATCACTTAGGTCTTCACTGTACATCAATATTTCTTCGGCCACAATTTGATAAAATGCCATTTTATACGCCAAAAACCCAAATAAAGTTGCCCCCATATTAAAATCAAATGGTAAATCATTAGAATTCCAAGTTGATTCGGCTAGTGCGAGACACGTCGGTAACAATAATCGTTTATTCAAAACGGGTATTCTTTCAATATTATCGACGTATGATGACAACGAGTCTACATAAATACACGATGCAATTGTCCCTAAAGTAGCAGATACACCGTCAATGGGTGTATGAAAAATGAAGTTATACGTCGAAATAGCTACACCGTATTGTAAAGTCGACTTTTTGATTTTAGCCTTGACTTGTTCGTATTCAGCTATACCTTCTTTACGTTTAGTAGGACATGATATTCTAATGGTTTTTGTGTACGGATTTATTATGTTTAACATATTACAATTTATTTACTCTATATCTATACCTTTAATAATATAATTTTCATCTTGAAAATACTTTTTCTTAAATTTGCGTTCCTTTTTTATAAAATCTTTACAGCTCTTCTCAACTTCATATATACGTGTATGAATATTTAATAAATTACTCTTATTTACGGGTGTTTTTCTCCATTTATCACCAAAAATAGAAGAATATTGTAATTCACGTCTTTGGTATTTAAGATCATCGAGAAGTAGTTTATAAAGTACGAGTGAATATGAATCATATTCATTACGCTCGTAATCATCTAAACACATTTGTTCGTGTGCAAGTGTATTCATACTTTCACGGAGTAGGTTCGCCCCACTTTTCTCTCCATCGGTTAACCAGAGTTTCGATTCTCTCTTTTGAGAATCGTGGATTTCTGGAGGCTCGTTGAGGGGCTCCCGGACACACGAGATCACCTGATTCGTACGCGTTAAGTTTTTTCCATACGAGTCTTTGCATGTCACCCGGGAGTTCGTTTGTCGCTTGACAAAACGAGAGTTTATAGTCGTACGTGTGTAAGGCAATGTAGTCGTCCATTTCATTTTTTATATATTTTTATACTTATCTTTTAAACTTAGGTCTATATTGAACAAACGTTTTATCGTATATGTTATATTCTAATACGATAACTTCACCAGCATCATTCATTGAAACAATTTCACTATATTTACTATTCTCTGTATCTATATAAGGTGTCTTTTCTATATTAACTTTAGAATCAAAAGATGTATACGAATACGACTTTTTTAATTCTTGTGGATTTGGTAATAATAAACGACATACACTAGCATAGAAGGTAAACATTATTGCTGTTATTTATATTTATTTTTTTATATACTAAATACAAGATGGTTTCACTCCAGGAGTTACCTAAAAAGGTTCAATATATAATTATAGATTCTGATTTTGTAACCGGTTCCAATAATACGTTCAGTATAGATCTTTCACTTGAATCAAATTTACACTTGGAAGAAATGACACAAGTATGTGGTCTAAAACCAGTTGAATTTTATATAACACAGATAGGTGAAAATGATCTAGGAACAACAAACGTTGCAAAATATGTAGATATAATATGCGACGATATACCAAAAAGGGGTCAAATATTAAATGAACGTAATGGTCAGATTCTTGCTCGTATAGCTTTAGAAAGAAATTTTACTGGAAGTAACGACTTTATAATGCGCGATAAACAATGGAAAGCGTTCCCAAGACAAACAAACTTATTTAACCCTATATCTTTACAGAAACTTCATTTTGAAATAAATGAATTACAGGGTGATAGTGATTATAAAACATTACAACCAGATGCATCTTGGTACATGATTCTCGAAGTTACAACTATAGATGTTAAGGAAAAACCTGTAAACCGCGAAGTTCAAATACTCGAGGCGTTACATAAACTTATCGGGAAGATAGATGATCTTAACGTAAACGTTAAAAAACTTCCAGATAAGGAGGATATCGAAAAAATGGAAATAGAAAAAAAGAAAAAGTACCCATTACGTTACTTAATGCTTTTCGTAACTATGGTAATAGGTGGATTTATATTTGTAAAAAATAAAATTACACCGTCTATTCCACAACCTTCTTTTTAACAACACGTTTAACAACTTTATTCTTTGGTGTTTCTGGTGCTGGAGTTGGCGCTGGTGGTGCTGGAGCTGGTGGTGCTGGCACTGGTGCTGGTGCTGGTGCTGGTTTAACAGTTCGCGCTGGAGCTGGAGATACATCTTTTGGTGCATCAATGTGATCAGCAATTTGTTTAATGATACTATAAAGTTGATCCGAATTAATTTTCGATCGTGCAAGTTGATTTTGAATTTGTTCTCTGACAGAGTCCATCGCGTAATATATATAAAAGAAAGATTATCTTTATACTAAATGTTATTCATCGGTCCATCTCTTTTAAGTGGAATAGGTCAGCAGTGTAAAAAATATATGGGTCTTTTTCCTGGGAGTCGGTACATTGAACTTCAAAATGATATACCTGTATGTGAACGTGCATTTATTTATGCTTTACCTGTACCATATTGGTTAGATAAAATACCCGAAATTAAAAGTAAAATCAAACACGTTACGTGTATGACTATATGTGAAACTGAAACTGTACACGAAGATTACGGTAAACTGTTTAAACTCTTTGATAGAATCGCCGTACCAAGTGAATTTTGTCGTCGTGTATTTAAACGACAGTTTCCCGAAACAAACTTTTATATTATACACGCACACGTTCCTGATAATAAACCATACACATTTTATCACATTGGAAATATAACCGATCCAAGGAAAAATTTTAATAAAATTATTGAAACGTTTGTTCGTATGAATAAACCAGATTCGAGACTTCTGATAAAAGCGACATGTAAACAACCAATTCAAATAAATATACCAAACGTCGAAGTTATAAATGGTCTTATCCCCGACGAGGAAATGGAAAAAATACATGCACTGGGTGACTGTTACGTAAGTTTTTCGAGTTCAGAAGGTATAGGTATGGGTGCAGTGGAAGCCGCTCTGAAGAATAAACCCGTCATTATAACGGATTATGGGGGTGCGCCCGAATATATAAAAACACCGTATACGATAGACTGTGAACGCCAAAAACTCGTAAAGGACGATTTTTTGTATAAGGAGGGTATGGAATGGGGAAAACCAAATGAAAAACAATTACGCGAGTTTATGGAAGATGCATACACCAATAAAATAAGGTATATGGAACATCCGAGGACTCATATGTTGACGTGTAAAGAAAATGTATTACAAGAATTCATCACCAATGTAATTAGTAAGGAAAGTGATAACACCGGTCAAGATGGCACCGGACATGAGTGAGCCTCTCTGAGCAATGAGCATGGCGACGACATCATCGATAAATTTAATATTGGTTGGTTTCTTAAGAAGTTCGGGTACGATTTTTGAAATTGCGAGATAAAGTGCCATGGCTATTATGACAGGTCTGAGTGTTTCTTGATCTAACATTTTTTTATAATAAGGAAATATTTATTTTTGGTCTAGTTCCTAGCACTTGATTGTCTATTCTATGTTTTTTGCAGTAATCCCCACAAACAGCTTTGAATGTACATTTTTTTCCTGATAATGTAAATGCTTTACATATATTACGGGATTCAGAAACGTCCTGTTTAGGTACAGAATCTAAAACCTGTATCGGTCTTGTTTTTTTACATTCAAGTTTCCTTTTTCTCATTTTATCGAGAATTATCGCCATTTCCTCTGGTGTTTTTTTACTTGGTTTTAAAGTTTTAGATAAACGTAAACAGTCATCGTAACTTTGAATATTCGATTGATGTTTTTTAGTGAGTACATTTTTAGTATCACTAAAATTCGTTTGAATCACGGTCGGTAGAAAGTATTGCGACATCTTAATTTATACTAAAAATAAAATAACTTAGGTTAGTAAAAGATGTGGTTCTTTATAAAACTTAAAAGAACGTATAGCTTCACTTTAGGTGAGTAATATAAAAGATAAAACCTTTTACTTTTAAATGAATCTTAAGTGGACAAAAGAGTGTTATTTGTGTGAATGCCCTTTAGAGCCGTGTGTACACACAAAAACGACAGAAGAACGTATACTTGTTCGAGAATATAGAAAAATGCGACCTATTTTTACATATAACAATGTTGAATATCTGAAATTTTTTGATACAAATATAAAACGTGTCTGTTATGCGTGTTATATAACGTCTTATAAAAATATTAAGCCTGTATCACTCAGGGATCGTGAATACGGTCGTATAAAAAATATATATTCGAGACCCAAGTCAAAAACAAAAAATGAATTATTATACTGGTTCGAAGGACTAAAAATATACTTAAATAAACGACTTTATATAACATAAATGGGTGAAAGTATTCAAAAACTCACACACGTGGAGCATATTTTAAAGCGTCCAGATTCATACGTTGGACCCGTTTCACGTGTAGCGGATCCTTATTGGATTTATGAAAATGATTCATTTGAAAAGAAAACGGTAGTGTATTCACCGGCACTTTTAAAAATATTCGATGAAATTTTAGTAAACGCGATCGACCGAAACTCCATGTACCCAAAAAATGTAACGTCACTCAATGTTTCTATTGATAAAACGACTGGCCAAATAACAATTGAAAATAATGGACCTTTGGGTGGTATCGCGGTTAAAATGCATGAAAAGGAAGGTTTATGGAATCCAGAGTTGACATTTGGACATTTACTTACGAGTACAAATTATGATGATACACAAAAACGTCTCGTAGGTGGACGTAATGGATACGGTGCAAAGCTTACGAATGTATATTCATCAATGTTTTCTATAAAAATTAAAGATGGTGAAAACAAGTGTATATATACACAAGAATGGTCGGATAATATGAAAACGTGTGGTACACCCAAAATAAAAAAGTATTCGAGTGCGACGTCGAGCGTTTCGATTACTTTCGTTCCCGATTGGAAACGGTTTGGTATGTCAAAAATGGATGATTCTATATATAAAATATTTGAAAAACGGGTATACGATGCAAATATTTGTACATCGCAAAACTGTAAAGTGAAGTTTCAAGATGAAGTATTACAAAAATGTACATTCAATACGTACGCAAAAATGTATACGAAATCTGATGAAATGTGTACGTTTACGAATGATAGATGGTCAGTGTGTATTGCACCTTCGGATGATGGTTTCGAACACGTATCATTTGTGAATGGTATATGTACTACAAAAGGTGGTTCACACGTTGACCACGTTTCCGGAATACTCGCAAGTGGTATAATTGATGATATGGCAAAGAAGATAAAACTCAGACCTCAACAAGTCAAGAACGCGTTTTTTGTTTTCGTAAAAGCGACGCTCATCAATCCGAGTTTTAGTAGTCAGGTTAAATCTGAATGCACACTCAAACCACAGGATTTCGGAAGTAAATTTGAACCACCGAAAACGTTCATTAAAAATATTCTAAAAACCAGTATTCAATCGGAATTATTGGCTTTATCAAAGTTTCGTGAAATGAAAGAATTGAAAAAAACGGATGGGTCTCGTAAATCAAAAATAACGGGTATCCCAAAACTCGATGATGCGAATAAAGCCGGTACTACACACTCTGGTAAATGTACTCTTATTGTTACTGAAGGTGATTCTGCAAAAACACTTGCAATTGCTGGTCTTTCGGTTGTTGGACGCGATCATTACGGTGTTTTCCCACTTCGGGGTAAATGTAAGAACGTTCGTGATGCGAGTGTAAAACAACTTACAGAAAACAAGGAGTTTAATGATCTTAAAAAGATTTTGGGTCTTCAACAAGGAAAAGTGTATACATCACTCTCCGAACTCAGATATGGACGACTTATGATCATGACAGATGCAGATAACGATGGAAGTCATATCAAGGGGCTTATTCTTAACATGATTCATTATTTCTGGCCGAGTTTACTTAAACTCAAGTTTGTTGTAAGTATGGTCACTCCTATCATAAAAGCGAGTAAGGGTTCGGAAATTAAATCGTTTTATACGGACTCGACTTTTAGACTATGGTATGGTAATGGTAAAGCTGGATGGAAAATTAAATATTATAAGGGTCTCGGTACATCCACGTCTGCGGAGGCACGTGAATATTTCAAGAAGATCAAGGACCTTACCGTTCAATTTGATACAGATGATTTAATGGACGAGTCTATAATTCTTGCATTTGATAAGACGAAATCAGATTTACGTAAAACGTGGTTACTTGAAAGTACAGAAAAGAAGGCGTCTGAACTTGAAGTACCGTATGGAAACGTCGAACGTCTCTGTATTTCTGATTTTATTCATAAAGATCTTGTAAATTTCAGTCTTGCTGATTTGAAAAGATCTATTGCACACGTGTCCGATGGTTTAAAACCGTCTCAACGAAAAGTGTTATACGCGTGTTTCACTCGGAATCTTACGTCTGAAATGAAGGTTGCACAATTGGCCGCGTATGTTTCTGAAAAAACGTCGTATCACCACGGTGAAGTATCTTTGGCAGATACTATTGTAAAATTGGCACATAATTTTACGGGTTCAAATAATATCAATTTACTCGAACCATGTGGTCAATTCGGTACACGTCTCATGGGTGGTAAAGACGCGAGTCAAACGAGGTATATATTTACAAAACTTACTAAAAGTGCGAGAACACTCTTTGACCCAAAGGATGATCCAGTTCTAAACTATCTCGACGACGACGGTAAACAGATCGAACCCGACTATTATGTTCCTATTTTACCAACAGTTTTAGTAAATGGAACCGAGGGTATTGGTACTGGGTTCAGTTCATATATACCACCGTTTAACCCAGACGATATATGTACTAATATAAGACGTGTTATTGCAGGTAAAAATGTAATTCCTATGAAACCATGGTTCGATAAATTTACAGGTCGTGTTTTTAGTAATGAAGATGGATTATGGATTACAGAAGGTGTATGGAAATCTTCGAGTAAAAATATATCAATAACAGAACTCCCACCGGGACGTTGGACACAGGACTACAAAGAGTATCTCGATACACTTATCGAAAAGAAAAAGATTACGAATTACGTGAATAACAGTACGACTGATACTGTTGATTTTACTATTGAAGGGTACACGGGTAAAGATATAGTAAAAGATTTTAAACTGCAAAAGACATTTCATGTCTCAAATATGCACTTATTTCACCCAGTAAAGGGTATTCATAAATATGAAAGTCCAGAAGAAATTCTTATAGACTTTGTTAAAATACGAGAAGAGATGTATAAAAAAAGAAAAGCACATCTTATACGTGTATTAAAAGAAAAGGCTAAAAAATTGGAAAATATGTCGAAGTTTATTGATATGGTTATTCATGAAAAATTAATTGTTTTCAAACGTAAACGGGTAGAGCTCGAACGTGAAATGGAAAAAATATTCGATAAAATCGATGGTTCATATGAATATCTGTTGAATATCAAGACGTATCAGTATACACTCGAAGCTATACAAAGTATCAGGGAAGAAACATCAAAATCTAGAATCGAGCTTGATGCATTACAACAAATGTCTCATATCGATATGTGGAAAAGGGATTTAAAAATATATAAACAATAAGTAGTAAGTATGTGTGATACATCCGGTCCAAATACTGGTTCTATAGTATCACTTAATGCAATTGGTAAACAAGATACATACCTTTTAGAAGATGATCCTATTCATTCATTCTTTAAGTATGAACCTAAAAAACACGCTAATTTTACAAAGTTTCATAAAAGTTTAAATGTTAATAAACCAAGTAGTTCTTCGACATCTTGGCCTTTTGGTGAAACTATAAAAGTTATGTATAACCCGAGAAATATGGGTGATCTTTTAGCAAATATGTACGTAACGTTTGAATTACCTGCTCTATCAGGTTCCGATAGTTATTACGCGGATCAAATTGGTAGACACATTTTTAAATCGATAACCATGCGTGTCGATGAAACGGTTGTTGAAAAGTTCCATGGTGATTGGGGTATCATATATGATGAACTGTACCTCGATGAATCAGAAAAAAGAACGAAAAGGTACACATTAAATAGAAATAATGCAGAAGATACATCTTTATTACCGGGTAATCAGGTATTAGCACGAAACAAATCACGTGTTTATATTCCTATACCTTTACTCTTTTCACGTAAGTATGAAAGTGATGAATACGAAACAAATAAACCAAATCGTCCGTATTTTCCAACGTGTGCTATCCATAAACAAAAACTCCAATTTGAGTTTGAATTTCATAAACAAACATTTTTTACAAACGAAACAGATAATATCACTATAAATAGTTTTGATATCGTTACCGAAGAGATAACACTCGAACCAATTGAACGTAGCTATATAGCAAATAAAAGACATGTTCTCGTTACCGATATTGTTAAAAAACATCCTACTTTAGATATACCAGCGGGTATACAAAACGCAAAACTCGAACTTGTTCCACAAACACCTGTAAAAACACTTAATTGGTTTTTCAGACAAACCGCGTTTGAAAATGAAGATATAGTCACGGGTGGTACAACTTTACTTGCAAATGTATTCGCGAATAGGTATAATTTCTCTTCAAATGTAGAATATTCCATAAATAATGAATTTTATAATCCACCCATGACAAGTGCAAAAATATTTGTAAATGGTGAAGATGTACCAAATGTTCAAGATAGTGATCATAAATATTTTAAATATATTGTTCCATTTTCAAGTCGTTTATCACGACCTTTACGAAACATTTATACATATGCATTCTCGATGAATCCGATTAATGTGGAACCATCGGGGATGTTGGATTTTAGTCAGTTACAATCAAATAGAACTGTTTTAGATATAAATATGAAAGTCGGTCTTTCAAGTGATTATACACTACACTTATATTATGTAGGATACCAGACATTCATTTTTGAAAATGGTATCATGACACTTGTTTAGAAAAAAGTGCATTTTTATGATCGTGTATATACTCTATTATGTTATTTTTTATACACCATCTTATGAAATTCAGCTGTGCAACAGTCGTATGTATTTCATTGGATGTACCCGGAACAGTATATGATATTTTAGATGAACGACAAAATGGGTCAAATAATTTTTTACTGTACCCATCTAAACTTGATTTATATGCGCAATGTACACTAAATATTTTACCGTCAGTCGTTTTATATGATAAATTGTTTTTCTTTGAATAATTTGTTATAAACCATTCGAGATTTCTTAAAGAAATACCACCTGTTTTATTTAAAATATCTAAAAGTGTAGCTCTATTCTCGGGGTTATTATAAAATGTATCGATCGATGTTAGTAGAATAGCTGATTTATTCATTATTACATTATTCCACGCAATTCTCTAAATCCCTTTCTTGATACTTCACATGCCGGACATCCCGGTTTAAATATACATTCCGTTAAATTATGTGTATGACGTATACCTTCATTATTTTTAGAAACCATTTCTACCGGACCTCTAAGTTGAGGTTGGTCGATATGACTCCCACACATTCCATTAAGTTTAGCTCTTGCTATACACGGAGAACCATCTTTTTTAAATCCTCTACAAAAATTTAATGGATTTGGAATTTCAGAGAGTAAAAGTTTTAAATTTATAGAATATTTATACGATATTTTTTCCATTACTTTTATAGTACGTCTATATAATTCAGTTTCTACTTCTTCATCCCAAAGTGTTTGTAATTTTCTGGATGTCATATTTTATATACATCACTATTTTTTAAGTGATTTGAACATATCACTTATTTTCTGTTGCCCTTCAATTTCAGCCTCTACTTTTTTCTTTGGACGTCGTTTCGGTTTCACACGTGTTAGAAGTTCCCCAAATATCTCTTCTTTCGGATCTTCGAAGAGTGGTTCAATTAAATCACACACGGGGTTTAGAAATTTATTTATAAAATAATAATTATAATCAATTTTTAAATTATTGTCTTTTGCGTATTTTGGATCTTCCGACTTTTCAAACGCCTTTGCTTTAGGATCACCGGTATCGAGAAGAATATAGGGTACACGATCACCTGATTGTGGTTCTGATCCTGGTTGTCTTTCTCGCATTTTTCGTACAACTTGAACGTGAGCTTGATTAATATCCTTAATATTAGGACTATTAATAGAAACCGTAAACCCTTTTGCTTTATACGAATCCGATAAACCCTGACTCAAAATTAGTTTTTCGTTAGGTACATCACCTTCAATAAGTTCAATAGCCCTTTGTAAAGCGAGTGCTTTTGGTGGTCCGGTATCACTACTCTCTAAAACAACATCAAGAAGTTCTTTACATACTTCACGCATGTGAGGTGTATTATCTCTTCGTACCAATTGAAGTCCTTTGACGTCTATATAATCCATATTCATGTTCCCATCTTTACCCTTCGTCCAAAGTTTTGCCGCATACCGTTTCTTTGAATATAAGAAATATGGACAATATACCTTCTCGAGTTCAAGGTTGTTCGGTGCCTTGAAAAGTTTGGTACACTCTTCCGCAGCACGTTCACCTATTTCCCAACTATATTCAATTGCTTCCTTTCCT